GACCTCTTTTTTTATTCTGGAAATTTTAGAAAACTTGTATGTTCTACAGTTTTTGCTACGTCTAACATAGCGTCTCTGATGTGAGGTTGTTGACCTGTTGCTTGGTAAGCAAGATTTCGTTGGTCGGTCATAGACCATCTCCACTGGTGCATTTCATTACAATACCACAGTTGTATTTGCATATGTTTCTTGTGTAAATTAATAGGGTATTTCTTCTTCACAATGAATCAAATGTGCATCTAATTCAAATATTATTGGATGACATAATTCTTGTATGAGATAAGAAGAAGATCTATAAATCTCCTCCATTGTACACCAAGAATTTTTATTTGCCAAATCTATTGTTTGGGAATCAGGATTTTGTATTTCGTCGAAAGTGAATGCTAAACCGTTAAGATAATAAATTCTACACAATCCTATTTTTACGACATAACGGAAGTCGGAATAGATGCGGTACATTTGCTGAATAAGAAAGGACCTTTTTTAGAACCCCAGAGCAATTCCCCTTCCTCATTATATCCCTTATCATCAGACTCAAAAGAATCCTTAGTTAAGGTTATTGTAGAAACAACTACACCTCTGCCATTGTGAGCATTAGGTTCGTTCTTACCTATCCAACCTCTTTCACTTTCTGTGAAGATTAGACTAGGCATTTTTTTATCAGCGTTAAATGTTTCTAATAATATGTGATCTTTTTTAGAAACGACGTTATGTGTTCGTTCACGATACACTTCTCCGTTCCAGTCATACCACTGTTTTGATGCTAGTCGTCCGTTACTATCAAAATACCAATGATAATGTATATAAGCAAAGGACGAAGGCCACATCTGTGCTTGTCGCAAATTGTGCCAGTGGTGAACCAAAAGATCCAGAAAGGGTTGTTGATCCATCGTATATTTTATATATTATAGTTGCTCTTTAAGTTCATCTAATGTTTCAGTCACGTAACTTTTGACTTCTGCATCACTTGGCAAGGTAACACCAGGTATAGGAGGTGGTGGACCTGTCATAGGTATGGGTGGAGTTTCTAACGCTTCAACCTCTAGTTGTCCGTTAGGAATTCCATTCATTAATATGTTTCCTTTATCTGACTCAATAAGAACTGTCTCTCCACGTTCTACAAGTGTAAAAAGAAATTTGAGGTTAGTAATCGCCTCGTCTTTAGTTACTCTAATCATAATACGTAATGTCTGTTAGTAGGGTCAATAGTTTCTTGAATCATATTTACAGATTCCATAAACCCTTCAGCACCCCAGTATGAAAAAGGAAATTTAAGATCCTCTTCTTTACCTGTGCTATCTATAAGTTTGATTGATCGTTGTGGAAAATTGATAGTAACATTATCAATATATGTGTCCATAGAATCCCAATATTCTTCTGTCATTATATCTTAATTTAACATCAATGGCAACCCATAGACGTTAGTTGGTCCAACTCTACAACCGAATGATGCTTTACCTGCCAGTACGTTATATCTTATAACTCCTGCACCCATAACGTTGTTTGTTATAGCACCTACACCTTTAATTCTTTCTGTAATAATTGAAGGGATACCTTTACCTAAACCAATGGTTGCTCTAACAGAACCAACCGTACCACTCATAGTCTCAACAATACCACAAGGTTTTGTCAATCCTACAACAGAACGTATGTATGCAGCAGGGAATAATGATCCTGTTAGTCCCTCACTTTGTAATACAACATCAGGACCTTTAATCATAGTTAATCTACCTGTGACAGCGATTGGTATTGGGTTTAACATACCAATCATTGTATAGATTTGGTTGTTTACAAAATTAGTTTCCCAAGCACACTCATTGATAATCTCACCAGAGATAGAGTTCATCAATGCCTGTGATTTATTAGTAATACTATTTGCATTAACCTCATAGTTACCAATAGCAGTCTGTGTAATATGTGCTGCCTGTATTCCCCAAGCACCTTGATAGTTTACTTCGTGGTCAGCAGCGATAACTTTTGTAGATTTTGCTTGCTGATCACCAGGTGTTACTCCATCTTCTTCTACACCAACACCATTAGATTGATGTTGATCGTGTGATCCACCAACCTCTACCTTGAAATCTCCCATAACTTTCAAAGTATAATCACCTTCAATAGTTACACATTGATTGCCTTTAACGTTTGTACATATGTCTCCACCAACAATCTTAGTTTCGTTTCCAGGTTGGTTAAAGTGTGTGTTACCAAAACGGTCTGATATTTTAGTCTGTCCACCTGTATCTGTGACAATAGTTTTCTCTTTACCTTTATTGTTATCTTGGATAATAGCAGAACCATTCATAAAGGTTTGCACTTCCATATCATAAGACTTCAGATCCTGATACATTTCGGTGATAATATCACCTTGAGTTTTTGGTTTTCCAGTTACAATATCAGTCTCAACTGTACGTAACATAAACTCTGGAGGAGTTGCACAGGTACTAGAACCCCACAGTGGCAACCAGAAATTACTCCTTGCTTTTCGTATTTTTCTTCCACAATCTTTCTTTGAGACTAAGGAAAGTATTAGACCAATAATTATCTTTACAATGTTCTGGAAATTCAACTTACTGAAATCCATTTGGAAAATACTTTGAATCTTACCTACTAACGATCTAAACTTACCAATAGCGTCTCTTGCTGTAGCGATTGCAGAAACAATAACATTGATAGTTTTAGATATTTTCTGTAGACCTGACTTTATCTTACCCATAATAGAACCGATTGCACCACTGATAGCAGTTGAGATGCCATCATATACTTTCTGCACAATCATATTAGATAAACTTGCAGCAAACTGAGCAGTATTAGTAAATGCAGAAGATATTAAACCTAATATATGAGATGCCTCAAACATACAGAATACATTGAAGAGAGTTCCTGCAATGTCCATCAATGTTGTAATGATACCTGTAGGTATTATGTTACTTAACAATGATTTAAGTTTACTTACAACTGCTTCTATAACTTTTGCCATCACTTCTTTCATCCAAGACATAATACCTGATATGCCATTAGCAATGAAATTGTTTATACCGTGCATTGCTTTATCTAATATCTTACTATCTACTTTCTTACCTGTAATAACAGACACTAAGTTACCTAGAGGATCTCTCGCTAGTGTAGATGCAAGAGTTCCTGCTTCTTTTAACATTCTTTCTAAATCTGTTTCAAAACCTGCTCCCGCAGGTCCTGCTGCTCCATCTGCAATAGAGAATATACTTGTAGGTACAACCAAAGGATTTGCTGCATAATGTCCTTCAAATCCTCTTACTGCTTCACCAAATATTCCTCTATCTGTAGACTCTCCACCATCTGTATTTGCTGCTTCTGTTCCTAATACATTGAAAGGGTTTCCACCCGCTACTTCTCCACCTGACAAATCTTTTGACTGTACAGGTAGTTCTCCTGCTTTCTCAGGGTCTGCTATTGTAGTCTTGGAAACTTCAGAATCTTGCCCACTTTCATCTGTTCTAAATCCTCTAAAAGAACCAATTACAACTGGTAGTTGTGCTTCTTCTCCATCTAGGAAAAATCCTAAAACTTGTGCACCAACTTCTAATGCTGTAGATGTTCCTGTATTTTTTATTCCTGCTTGGTCTGTAGGCAACAGAACTGATGCCCACGGTAATACTTTAGTAGGTATTGTTGTTAAATACGCTTCTTTTGGATTGCCACCAGTGTACCAACCAACAATACGAACACGAACTCTACCAATCTCTTGTGGATCTTCTTTATCCTCGACTTCTCCGACCCACCAAGTGAATCCGTCGCGACCCATCACATCAGTTTTACCTTGTAAAGCAGTTGCTGCCATTGTTAAGTTATCCTCCGTTTTTATTTATGCGTAGGAAATCCATCCTGTAGCGATCATTTTTTCTTCGGGTGATGTAAGACCGTGATGAACGTGAGTCCAATCTGCTGGCCAAAACACTGTTAAACCTTTCTCAGGTTTTATTTTTTTATCTTGATGTACCCAGTATGTTTCACCACCTTCATTAACTGTATTTAAGTAAGTCATCCAAGCAAGATGCCTATAGGATGCAGTCTTACCAGACCCAATTCTTTCACAATGAGGGCGGTGATAACCACCTGTATTTGCGGTGTACCATTGTATATTAAACGGTTCATTTAATTCAACTGGTGCCATACAAGCGTACGGGAACTTTTCAAGGTATTTATCAAGAACTGTTTGTAGTTCTCCTAAGAAAATACGAACTGCTTTCTCATTGAGAAAGGGTGGTATTGCCATATCAACAGACTTCTTGATGGTAGGGTCTACACCATCAGAGAACTCTCCATTAACCTTTTTAAGATAAGTACAATTATCCCAAAATTCCAGTAAATTGTCAATAGTGAGATCACTTATATGATCTCCATAGATAAAATCAGTCGTCATACACTAGACATTCTGGTTCATCTGGATGCTGATCACAGAATAGTTCTAAAGCGTTAGGGTCGTGGTGATCTCCTGCTTCAATCTCTTCTTTGTGATGCTCCGCATACTCCTCTAAATCGTGAAGTTCTACTTTTGCGTGTCTACGTGCAGCAGGATTTGCTAATGGATCATCAATGATGTCCTTGTCTTTTTTAATGTGGTCTTCTATGCTTTTCATTGGTCGATACTGTCCTTTGATAGATTTAATCTTGAGGTGATACCTGCGGGTTGCCAAGTATGTGTTATACCTAGAATCATATATTTGCCAGAATAAACTGGATCAAGTTCTAGTCGTTCGGATTGTCCTTCTGGATTAGACAAAGGTATCCTAACCTCTATGATGTCACCTGCATCTAAAGAAATGTTTCCAGGGACTGTTATATCTAGGCGAATTGCGTTAAGTAATTGCCAACGTGATGCAGCGTATGCCGAACACAAAACAGTGTCGAAATTCATATTTGCAGATGTTCCCTCTGGATTTTCAGCACTCTCAGCATTTTTCATTCCTGGAAGTGCTCTTAGTTTTATACGAGTTGGTTTCTCTTCTGAGAAATACTCGTCATTCGCTCTGAAAAAGGGGAATCCAGAGTTAAGAGTATTTGCTATATCAAATACTTTTTTAGCACCCATATTTACTGGAGGATTTATAGATCCCGCAGGTGATGAGTCCTCTTCCCCAGTTGTTTCAGTTCCACCATTAGAAGGTAAATGTCCTTCAGTTAAGGCGGGCAATAATATTCCAATAACAACGTTGCTATACAGACCAGTACGCATCCTTTCTAGGTGATTTGCACGATCTGGATAGTTCAATGTCTCTATATTATAAGCATTATTTGAATCATCTGTCAAGTTTGCTTGTACATATGTGAATACTTTAGGATTTGTAAAAGATGGGTTTTTTTCAGAACACAAGTAATCCATAGTAGCAAAACTCATACCTTGACGTGTTTGCCAATACAAATATCCTGGTCTTTTAGATACTGAACCAACTACTTTATCTTGAATGTATGAAATAGCATCATAAGGTCTCCAAGATGTAGATATAAAGTTAAAATTACCAGAAGCAGGTTCCCAGAATTTGTGCTTTGTTTCTTTTAAATATTTTTTCTCTATATCCTCAATACTAACAGATCCAGGTTTATCAACAAATGCTTCAAAAACACGATTAGTCTCATTCAATGCTGTAGAAGGTGATGTGGTATATAAAATATAAGTTTGTGCACGTTCAGACTTTGTAACTTCACCAATTTTAAATACTTTTTGTATAATTTCAAGTTCTTCATCTCCTGATGAATCAGTCTTTATGGTAAGTTTAACATATTCATTACCATTCAATAATCTTGCCATATCAGCAGTATCATATATTAAAATCTCCATTCTCATTGTAGGAGAATCTACAGACTGTATAATTTTAAATTCTGAGCATAATCCACGAAGATCAAAAGCATTATCACCACTAAATTGTAATCCAGACAAATCCTCTCTAGGAGATGTGTCAGCAGGTAAAACTAAAAGACCAAACTCTTGTATTTCATATCCTTTTGGTTGGGTAATATCTGCCATTATAAGAAGTTACTTGGTGATGTGTTTGATTCTGCTAGATAACCAAATCTACTTTGTATATATGGTGTAACAGGATTTTCTTCCCCTGGGAGGGTAACTAACTGTCCTTCTCCACCATCTTTTTCTATTACAGGTTTTTCTATTGCATCTAATACGATAGTCTGAACCTGTTGTTTTTGCATCATTTTATCTAATTCCTGTTCACCTGCGGTTGTAACGTCTAGTAGATTCTTTAATATACCAGAAGCATTAGTTGTTTTTGATATAATTCCAACTGCTTGTAATAATCTTTGTGTTGTAAGATTAGGATCTTTACGGGTATCAGGTGTGTCTATAGGTACTACAAACTCTGTTCCGTGACCTACAAATCCACCGTTAGATCTATTAATAAATGATGTTTGATTGAACCCTACGGGATAACCTGATTGCGGTCCACTTATGATACCACCTTTACTTCTACCACCTTTCAAACTTTCAAGCATTGCAAGTGTGTCTTTCCAACTTCTAGTTTGGTTATTTACAGACCCTTCTGAACTAGGTATCTCATCAAAGAATTTTGATAAATTTAAAGCAAATTGACTTGCATCTATTTTCTCACCCAAGAAATCTTGGTATCCCGCCATATTCTTCAGTTCTTTGAAGATAGTATCTTGACCTGCGGGACTGAATTTGTAAGTTTTAGGGTCTTTACCCATACTCTTCAGTGCTGCCAAAGCATCAGAGAGTTTTATGCTATAACGACCTAACTCTGCACCTTCACCATATGTTTGAATTAACTCTTCAACAGTCTGATAAATTAAGGAAGTATCAGTACCATTTCCTGTATCATCATATTTGCTGCCTGACGCAACAAAATCACCTAAGAAATTAGAACCTTTTAATGGATATGTAGAACCACCTTCTCCTTTAAAGGGGTCTCCATTAATATTTGCAGGAGTTCCGTTGAATGTAGAAGTGTTAGAGGTTTCCTCTTTTTCATCTTGATTTCCACTTCCTGCTACCCACGATAAAACTTTCGTAAGAGTGTTTAGTAGCAAAATTGCAGGACCAAATGCGTATTTACCTATTATCTCTGCTGCTTTTAATATCTTTGGCATATGTGGTTCTATCATATCAAGAACCCTACTCATAAGATCACCATACGCTATAAAAAAGTCTTTGACTGCATCACCAACTGGTTTCAGTAATTTTTTAGTAAAATCTGCAACCATACCAAACCATTTTTTTATCGGATCTATGATTTTCTTTACCATAGGACCAATAAATTTACCTACATTTTTTCCTAAAAATCCACCAAGAGCATTACCAATTAAACCACCAATAGGACCTGCTATTTGATTACCTATCATTCCAAGACCTATTGCACCTGTTGTTGCTCCTACCGATCCACCTATTGCTGCTGACTGTCTATATTCTTCATCTATACCCTCATCTTCCATTATATCATTATATGCCATAAACCCTTGTGCTATACCTAACCCTGCTTGACCCAAGAAATTACCACCTAGGAATTTACCTAGGTTCATAATACCTTTACCAACCAGACTTAGCATACTGGTAAATCCTTTCACCATCAATGCAGGATTCTTCAATATTTTTAATCCTAATGCAGCAACAACTCCCGCTGTTATCAACTTCATAGCACCTTCAATTCTGTCCAAGAAAGACTTATCTTCACCAAATAATTGATTCCACGACTTTCCTATCCAACTTACAATTCCAGACATCAATCCCCATACTGCCTTGAAAAATCCTCCTATTCGTTTCATTGCAAGAGTTAATTTTTCTTGATTCTCCTTATTACCTAACCATTTAAGAGCAGCAAAGGTCATAAGACCTGTAAACAACTTACCTAACCATCCGAAGAATGTAGGTGCTGCTTTTGCCATTAATGCACCAACTGCTAAACCAATACCCATTTTATTACCTTTCTTCATCTTACGAGCATTTGCTCTATCAATTTCAAGTTGATTTCTTCTCGATATTTCTTGCATTTGAGCAGTCTGTTGTGATCTTGCTGCTTGTACTGCTACACCTATACTATTAACTGTTATCCCTAGGGAATTAATTGCTTTAATGGTTGTGGAAAAACTTGACCCCGATACTTGTTTACCGCCAATCGAAATTTTTGCACCCTCATCTTTTGGTGGTGCAATAAATTTATAAAATCGTATAGTCTTTTTTTCTGCCATTAGTAAACTGTCGCGTCATTTTGTGCGTGTGTCACAATCGTTTCATTACCTGTGATAACGACAGGTTGATTTACTGGTTGAACAATAGTTATTTCACCTGAGTTATCATCAACTACATACTCTTTTTCATTAACCAGATCATTTGCGTTGATGGTATCACTGTTATTTATTTCTTTGGGGTCAACTGTGTTACTTACAATGTCGTTTTCCTCTTGTGAAGAGAATATCTCAGGATATATACTATCCAATGGAAGTATGTTCTTATTATATTTTCCTCTAGGTTTTATTTTATGGTTTCTATATGCCTGTGCTACAAGAAATGTCATTGACGAATCCATCATACCTAAAAGGGGATTAGCATAGTTAATATGTTTTCTAGCATCTATTAACTCACCTATTTTATCACCAGGTTTTACCCTTGTTTTATGAGGAACAGTAGGGTTCACATTTCTGTAGTTAATATCTGGATTTTCACCATCACCCTCAATAATCATCCCTGCTGTCATATATCCTTTTGGTTTATAATTATACTGACGTATCTTACCTGCTTTTATAGCAAAAACATCTATAGGAAAACTTTCTGGATTTCTAGGTCTTATGACCATACCTTCTTTTAACCCTCCCGCTGTATATGTTCCTGCACTTCTATCTAAGAATCCATCTTTTAGTGGGAATACAGCAGGAAGTGCTCCTGTTATCTCTTCATTTTTTTGTGCTGTTTGCTCTGCTATTAGTTCACCTTCTTTTGATTGTAATTTTGCTAGATATTCCTTTTCTTTCTCGATACGTTCTGAGACAGAAAATCTCCATTTGTTAAACCAAGGTCCTTTATAGTCTTCACCTTTCTCTTCTTGAATTTTTTCTAGCATTTTTATTTTTGCTAGACTGTCTGCTATATCTAACTGTTTATTTTCTACTTTTCTAGTTATTTTCTCTTCATCTGTACCTATGTTTAACACATTTAAGGTAGTATTCATTAATCTTTTACCAGAATTGACTAATCTAACTAAATTATACATTGCTTCTTGTGCCCAAGGACTATTAAACGTATCAGTAATCCTTTGTATTCCTGCATCTATAAGGGGTTTAAATATTTCTTGCATTCTGGCGAAAAGTGGTGCTATCCCATCATTCCATAGGTCAGCAAACGCTTCTGCTATTCCACTATAATATGCCTTGAAGATCTTAAAGTACATACCAAATGCTCTTTTTATAGGTTTGAAAAGAGGTGTCATAGCATCACCTACGAAGGCACCTATCTTGTCTCCAAGGAATGATCCTACAAGTTGACCAACAATAGGACCAAATGGACCAAGAATAGGTGTAAGTAGTGCTGACAATGCCAAACCACCAATAACAGCACCTGCACCACCTCCAACTGCGTTTTGCATTGACTTACCAGATGCTAATCTGTTTCCAAATGAGAATGCACCTGCTAATACTGACATTCCTCCACCTTTGAGGAACTTACCACCCACTTTCATAAATTTACTAACACCAGGACCTTTTAGGAACCTACCTCCTCTTTGTAAAAATCTACCACTCCTGACTTTTGCCAGACGTTTCATACGAAGGAGTTTTCTGGCACGTAATTGTTTATTTAATTGTCTCTGTTTTACTATTCTCCTACCTTCTGCAAATTTAGATCCAGGTTTACGATATTTGAACGCTTTATAATATTTCTCTAATCTTTTGTAATCACCAATTAATTTCCAAGGTCGTAATATTCTAGTTGCTAAAAATAATCCTCCAATACCACTGACAATTTTTAAAACTGCCATAAGTGGACTCTTTGTTCCAAGTCCATCAAGTATTAGTCCTATACTTCCTGTGGTTACTTTGTAGAGAGTTTTGAACCACCCACCTATGACTGCTAATCCTATTCTTAGATCATTTCTTTTTCCAGGTTGTTGTAAGAAAGTTAAGACACCCCAACCAAGAAATGCTTTTGCTAACCACTTTAGGGGTTTTAAAAGTGCTTCTATCCACCCAATTTTCTTAGGTGCCTTTTTGATTCCTTGTTTAGCACCATCTTCGATGTCTTTTTTGTCTAGATCTTTTTCGTACTGCTCTTCTGCCTTCTTATCTATTTCTAACTGTTTCTTACGATCATTCTCTGCATTAATTAGACTTCCCTGTGCTGCTGCCAAGTCATCAACCATCAACTGACCAATATCTGCCACAGCAAAACCCATCCTGTTGATAGCATAAGTTAGAGTCTTAACAGGATCTCCTTGCGGTCCACCTGGGGTGGGTGCAAGAAACTTTTTAATCTTTAATGGTGATGCTGTTTTTGCCACTTACAATGATTGGTGTTGTGCGTTCGCTTGTTTCTGACGTGCTTCTTCCTCACGAAGATGTCGTATGAGCATATTTACATAGACATCCCTCTCCCAAGGCATCATTTGTTCTAATTCAGTCAGACTATACTTGTGATGCTGCATCAATGCAAAGTTCACTTCATATAGATTCATCAATGTATCGTGTGAGAGGGCTATGCGAAAAAACTTGCCATCCCCTCTAATAACATCTCACTCTTTTTCTCAGTCTTAGGATTGAAAATTTCAATAGTGTGAGATACTTTAGGCATTGTCTCAAAGAAAGATTGTACTTTCTGAAACTGCATATTATTCATACCTTCAAAGAAACTTATGAGTTCTGCCTTCTTGTATGCTTTTGCGTTTTCTACTTCATCACCGTTGGCGATTTTGTCAACACAATCTGCTGCAAGTTGGAAAATGTCATCAAGTTTAGGTTCATCTGCTAAATTATTCTTTACAAAAGTATCGATAGAAGGATACTTCATTACAAGTGTGACATCATCAGTAATTTTTATTTTATTTGTATGGTTATCAGGAACAACAACCTCAACTTCCTCAAGATTGACTTCAACATCAACTTGTGTTTCATTATCATCAGGAGCAGTCACTTTAAACTCACTGACTTCACCTACTGACTTAGCACGAATACGTAAGAACAAATATTCAATATCAAATGTAGCAAGTGATTCTATCTTCTTTACACTTGTACAATTTTTAATAATCTCTTTTACTGCCTTGATCATTTCCTTTTGATCTTGAGATTCCATTGCCATATAAAGCAATTTCTCTTCACGAACTAGGAATGGGCGATATGTTACCTTTTGACCGAATGGTAAGGTACATTCATACTCAGGGACCACGAGGGTCGGTAATGGCATTGGCATAGTTTTAAATTCAACTCAGTATATAGTTATTTAGCACCCTAACCTAGAACTACCTTCTCATCTGTAAATGTATCTACATTCCAATCTCCAGTTGTTTTTAGTAGTGCTTCCATACGTAGTCTCTCTACTCTGAACTGAACATCTAGTTTCATTAGTTGTTGAGGTCCATTATTAAATTTCATTGTACTTACATTAACTGGGAAACAATTAAATGCAGTCCATACTGCTGTTGGTTTATTTAATCTAGTTTTTCCTACTATCTTTCCGTTATTATCTATTGCTCTTAATATCTCATTAGAACCACTTTCATACTTAGTTATCTGTATGTCTGCCACGTAATCATCATAAAACATAGTTCTATTGTCACTATCTCTGCTGATTATTTGAATCCAACGATCAAAAACATATCTTGTCCACTGGTTTCTTGGAACTAGAAATTGTATATTCATTTCCTGTGGTTGCTGTTGCGTAGCAAACTTTCTTTGGATACCAAAGTTCTGAACATCTCCTGTCATCAATGCTCTTGACGGTATCACCACTTCATCTGCGAGATAGTCTACTGCATCTGACCATTCTCTTAACTCTATTGATCCACTAGGACTCAATGTATTATCAGGTCCTGCAAATACAAAACGAGGAGTATCTATATGTACCTCAAAGAGATTAGTCTTTGTGGGTTCATATGCTCCTGTTCCTATAAAATTTTGAAAACCTCTAAAATTTCTCATCTTTTTAGTGCTAATTGCGTTGGCATAGGTTTATCTCTTCCATTAATAGTTACATAAAATTGTTCTAAGGGCATCAAACCTATATCTGCCCAATCAGATTCTGGTATGTCTAATAAAGCACCACGCACTCTATTCCTCAAGTATTTATGCACGGTAAGAGCAAAAACATCACTTGATATAGAATTACCTGCTGCTAATGCTTCACCCATCGCTGTACGTTCCAATGGCATCACGTAATGTAAGTTAGCACCCCAGAAATGATTAGCATCTTCATTCATAATGTACACCAATGGAAACGCATCCCAATGAAACATCTTTTCTTTAAACTTTGGGTTTGGATAGTCAAAGAACACCATCCTACCTATCTCTGGTTGAACGTAAGTATTGAGAGTAGTTCTTAACCTGTTTCTCCACCACTGTTTAGTTCTACCACCAGTTTGTTTTGCTTTTATATCGGTGAAGGTGCTCATACTTGTAACTCTTTCTCGGTTAGTATCATAAATACCATTTGACGATCCTTACAATATTCTCTTGCTGCTTTCCACTTTGCATCATTAACAGCGTAAGTTCTTACTTCATTCAGATACCTCTTTGTACGTCGCTGTTGTTTCTTAGGTGTCTGTGTCTGCTTAAGAGGTTTGACCTCGATAATAAGTCTCGTCTTCCCCCCAGTTTTGGTCCTTGCTCTGACGTAAAAATCTGGAAAATAGCGATGAACCCTACCATCCACAGGACTAATATACGGGATGATAATTTCTTCACTGCCCCATTCCTCTACGTTTATATTGCGGTCGCACCAGACCATAAACTTTCTTTCCCATAAACTTCTATAAATAATGTTAGTAGGATCCCCTTTGTACTTTCCAGGGTAACTTGGTTTGAATTTTCCTGAGTAACTTTTAGTCATAAACAAATGCCATTAGTATATCCTAGATCAATAACAGGTAGTTCTCTCGGTATCACGGGTCGTGATTCTTTCGAGTCTGCTTTCGTTGATTACCTACAGATAAAAATATATAGTTCCGAAAGAGGAAATCCATATAGTTACATCGGTCAAGGTTCTGGAACCAATACCAACTATGGAGAAGGTAAAGTCATTGGGGGTGGTGGAGAAGCAGAAGGTAGTATTAATGAAACTATTTATTTATACTTACCTCCACAATTAAAAGAGTCATATTCGACACAATATCAGAAGACAACTGTTGGTGCTGCGGGTATGGCAGCACTAGACGCATTTGCTAATGCAGCAGCAGGTAATGAGCAAGATTTGATAGGCAAGATTCAAGACACTGCTAAAGGTGTAACTCCTCAATTTGTTATGGATAAAATTGCATCTGCTGTAGGTACTGTCAACAGTGCTGTGATGGGTGCAGGTAATGCAGGTAATTTAGATGCCAATAGTATCGGTGCGTTGACTAAAAGAAAAATATTTAACCCATATCAAGAGACAACATTTCGTGGCACAAACTATCGCTCTCATACTTTTACCTTTCAATGCCAAGCAAGAAATCCAAAAGAAGCACAAGAACTATTCAATATAATTGCAGCACTTCGTAGAGCAATGCTACCTGGATTACAAGATTCAACAGATGAAGATCCAAGTACAGGAGGAGTATCTGAAGATGTTGAAGGGGAAACTAATCAAAACATAGTTAATGCAGCATTTAGGGGTGGTGCTTCTGGGTCAGGTCGTTGGTTAACTATACCTGACTACTTTAGACTAGATATTATTCGTGTAGAAGGAAGAGCAAATGCAGATGGTGAGGTAGAGATGACAGGTTCATCTCCAATGGGTTTGAAAAGAATTATGCAATTCCCTACTAAATTAGTATTGAAAGATCTAAATTTAAACCTATCACCTAACGGTCCATACAATTCATTGAAAGATGCTCTTGATACAGGTGTGGATTATGGTCCTGCTAATTTTCAAATGACTCTAACGTTTGATGAGACAGCATTCTTAACTAAAGCATCAATAGCAGACATCTAATGGCATATTTTAAATTCCTACCTAAAGTTTACGTAAGAAACAAAACTAGAATTGATGGTACTCAACCATATGAACTAGCAGTAAACATTTTTAGACGTATTAAAGTAAGAGATGACTTGCAAGGTTCATTGCTTGGTTTTATACAATATGAAATACAAGATGGAGAGAGACCAGATCAAGTTGCATTTAATCTTTATAAAGATGCAGGACTTGATTGGGTTCTTCTCTTAGTAAATAATATTATAAATGTTAATGAGGACTGGCCAATGAATCGTGAGGATTTGTTGGGTTATGTTCGAGATAAATATGGTTCAGTAGAAGGAGTTAGTCACTATGAAACAAAGGAGTATAAGAGTCCTAGTCTTGATCTCGTCCTACTTCCTAGTGGGATTACTGTTTCGGAGTCTTTCCAATATACGAAACCCGATGGCACCGTCCTTACAAAATCCGCGTCTAGAAATGCAATATCCTACTACGACTACGAGTCCAAAATAAATGATACTAAAAGAAATATTTACATTTTAAGACCACAATATCTAACAGACTTTATCTCAGAGTTTAGAAGATTAGCAAGGTATCTACCTAATGCTGAAGTAGATATGGATGGCAACAAGAAGACTGAAGGATCACTTGCAGAAGAATTCATAGGATTACCTAGATACAATAGACCTAGACAAAGCACTGCTTCCACAGGTTCTGCATCAGGTGGTGGTTCTTCTACTGGATTAATAGCATCAGGTGGTGGATCAGCATCAACAACAGAAACAGCAAGCACTGCGACATCAACTGGTGTCACATTAAGTACAACAGATTCAAATGCCTCTTCCTCTACCACTTATAGTAGTACATCATCTACTGATACAAGTTCCTCGTCGAGCAGTTCATCAAGTTCGTCAAG